TTAATTGATATGGTGTATAATATTCTTGTGGTTGGTTATTCATGATACTTTAATTATACCACAAAAAAAGACTGCTGTCTTGCTTTTTGGCAAGATCGCAGCCTTTTTTCTTGGGAACTTTTTTTTACAGCCCCTTTTTGTGTTAGAATATTTTGACAACTAAAAAACGGCTCTCCACAATAGCGGAAAGCCGTTTTTTACATATTGGTCGGAGTGACCGGATTTGAACCGACGACCTCTACCACCCCAAGCCCACGCAAGCCCACGCACGAAGTGCGTAGGGTGTTTTTTTATGCCCGAAGCATGAAATTTTGAGGGTGCAGGGCGCATAAAGCTGTGCTGTGCGCCCTGCCTGCCCCCTGCCTGAGTGGCGGTCGCCAAAGTTTTGAACGCAGTGAAAAACTTTGTGTGACATCGCCACGTGCCCACCTCTGGGGTGCAGGTCTGCACACTGTCGTAAGTCTGTGCGTTCCCTTTGTTCTGATTGTGTTATATCGGATTGACAAGCAAGCACCGCTTCTCAACTTTAATCCGTAGTGGTCTGCATTTTGTATTCTCGCCGATAGGCGACACTCATAAGTCTTGATAGTCATTCGGCTCTGTGTAGTCCTCTTGCTCCTGTCGGTCTATGTCATTGCTGTCATTGAGGTATTTCAGCTCGTCAAGTATGTCCTCTTGTTGGTCGGAGATGTTTTGCAGTAGCTTTATTATGGTGTCTTGTCCTCTGTCCTGATGTGATTGTCTTATGGATATGTTGAAAACACAAATAATCAGGGCAATAACAATAACTATCCAAATTATATTCAACCCTATAATTATAGCCGTCGCTGTTTCAGCATTTTGAAATAATTCCTCTAGCATGATTACTCCTCTTTATCCTTATTAATTTTTATCATTATCTGTCCTATTTTCACAAGCGTTTCATTTTGCTGTTTCAATAGTTCCGCCTGTTCCTTATTCCTCTTAGTAATTTCGTTTACAGTTTTGCAAAGGTCAAGAAATTTGCAGATTAGATAAATAATAAGCAAAAAGATTAACGCATCTATGATAATTCGTCCTATAAGTATATATGCTAAAGTCTTGTCTAAACCAAACATTTATTTACCCTTTATTTTTACTACTGCATTATTGTTGTTGTTTTGATTTATGTTAATTTTTCCGTTGTTTTCTTGATAACTTTCTACATACTTTTTTAGTATGTATTCAATCTGCTTATTTTTACTTCTTCCCTCACTTTTGGCAATTTCAACAAGTTTATTGTTCAATTCATCAGAAATTCTTAACATAAAGCTTGTTGTTTCCATTGTATCACCTCCATACCATTATAGTACCACAAATTTCACAAAAAATCTAGTATCATTTTGGTAACTTTTTATATTGACATATTGGTATCATTATGGTATCATTTAATCAATATCAAAGTGGTATCATAATGGTATATATTTGATTAACGTAAGTGTCCCATGGAATTTTTTTAAATTAAATTTATTTGAGTGAAGCGAAAAGAAATTTAAGTTAAAAAAATAGGCAATGGAATTCATGAGCAAAGCGAATGAAGTCGCTTGCCGTTCCGCCCCAGCGCCAGCAGGGGCAAAAGGGACACGAAAAAGAAACACAAAGGAAAAGGCACGAGGAAAAGCCGAAAAACCTCAGAAAGGAAAAAACATGAAAACAACTATTGTAGGCTGGACAAAAAAGAAAGCATTTAACGGAGTAATAGAGGGCAAGCAGATAAACAGCCCTGAAAAGGTCGTCTTTCAGCTTCTGCAGGAAGTTGATAACCCCGATTGTCACGGAAAAATGGTCGATACACTGAAAATACCGACCGAAAATGCAATCAGACTTAACGGAAATTCGGAAGATTTCAATAAGCTTCTCGGCTGTGATGTTATGCTGAACTATCAGATATTCAACGGACGTTCTCAGCTTGTTGATATCACCGTTATCAATGCAGACGGAACACTTCACCGCAACACAAAATAATTAGCGGTGAAACCGCTGTTATAAAAATTTAATAAGAAAGGAGTTTTGCTAATAATGGAAGCTGTATCAACAATGCTTAGTAATGCCGTTACTGTTTTTGGTTCTTGTTGGGACGCTATGACAAGCAATGTGCCTATTGCAATTCTTGTAGGTCTGTCTCTTCTCGGCTCAGGTGCAGGACTTTTCGCAAAGTTCAGACACGCTGTATAAGCAAAACCATTTACATAAGCGGAGTAATTCAAATTGCTCCGCTTAATTTTTTTGAAAGGAAGTTGATAAATTGAGAAAAAAGATTAAGCAAGTGTTGTGTATGATCTCTGCACTTGTGGTGATGATATGTTGTGCCGTTCCTTCGTTTGCTGATGATGTTAGCAGTGGAGGTTTGTCTAGTAACGTTAATCGTGTGAAACGATTTTCACAAATGATTGACTATGCAAAAAATAACAATATTGATATTGAAAATTCTCATTATATTATGACATATTTTGAGGATAGTTCACAATATTATTGGTGGTATTACATTTTCTTTATTCCTGATGATTTTCTTGTTGACAATACATTAAATCTTACTCATGGTCAAATTGAAAAATATGGCTATGCGAGTTCTATTGCTGGACGTATTTCAGATTATGGTAATTCCGATTCAATGGATATTTCTTTTAATGACAATGTATCTATTTCTGGATATAAATTCTATTTTGATGATGATGAACAATCACATTCTTACCCTAATCACATATTTAAATCTAATATTAAAATAACTAACAACGGCCATGTTATAACACCTAATGACCCTAATGTTGTTCCTGCTCCGTTTACTGTTACATATAGTCCAGACTTGAAACTTAATCTTAAACGTAAAACTTCTGATTATGAAACAAAGTCTATAGATGTTACATTGACACTTAATCAAGATTATCTTGATTGGTATATAAGGCGCTATGCTGAAATGAAATTAAATGTTGAAGTTGGAAAACTTGATAGTGAAAGTATTGAAGCTATTCTTGGCACTAAAAATCTTGCAGAAGTTTTTGATTTAACTGGTTGCGGTAAGTCAAAGTGTATTTACTTTATTTCGTTGTCTGATCCCTCTAAACCTCTTAGAACTGTTACACAAAACAGTGTATATACATATCTATCTCATCAACGTTATAGTATTGTTGATAAAGATAATGGAGATATAGACGGCTCAACTAGTACGGCTGTTTATGCTAATGGTTTGTATCCGTACTTTACTGTAGATTTTAAAGAATTTTTCAAACATACAATGCAATCTGATATTGCTTCTGAAAATTGCTCTTACAAAAAATATCAGGCTGTTATAAAGAATTTGCCTACTTATCAGCTTTCTATACCTCTTGAAAATATAGATGCAGAAAAGTTTGAAGTTATATCCGTTCTTAATTCTATCCTTACTTGTGAAACTTTATTTCCTACGGAAAGCGGTCAATCTGTTTTTGATGGTAGCTTTAAATCAGCTTATAGTGTTGATAGAGGTCCTAATGGTGTTAACTTTAATAATATTGATTATATTAATGTTGATAAATGGGATACTGATGATACTGGTTATTTTGATTATTTTTCAAAATCTGATTGTTATTCTGTTTATACTGCTCAATTCAGCTTTGATAGTTATCCTAAATATGTTCCTCTTAAAGATGGCAAGGGCAATGATATTGATATGATTAAAACAAATCCTTTTGATTTTTCAAAAAGTCCTGTTGCTCCTGGTACTTATCAATCAGTAAATAAAGACGGTTCTTTATCAGAAGAACGCACACTTGAAGAACAGAAGAAGCATGATAAAGATAATACTTTCTCTAAAAATTTTGCTAGTGTTGATTATACTGACTTTTCATCTATTTTTTCAACCTCTAGTTCTTACTTTGAGTTTTTAACTGCTTCAATCCGTATTCTTCCAGATTGGTTTATTGCTACTTTTACAGCATGGTTTGTTACATTTCTCACACTTGCACTTATTAAGTATGTCATTCAATAAGGGGGTATATTATGCGTGTAGTTGCTATTCTTGTATCTGCTATATTGTTTTATCTTATCCCTGACGCTGTTCTTGAAACTATTTTTTCAACTGGCTTTACTGCCTGTCGTAACATTTCTCAGTATATTTTTAATGCTGTTTCTAATCTTATTAAATAAGGTGGTGTGTATGGATATTATTTATGCTTTCAAAGCTATCTTTTATAATTTAACTCTCTGTATGTCTTATACTTTTGATTTTGGCTCTTATACTTTTTCTCTTGGTTCTGTTATTGTCGGCAGTATGATTTTATCCTGTTCATCTGCTTTCATTATATATCTTTTAAAACGATAGGAGTAATTATAATGGTTAATATAATATGTTTTGTTCTTGCCGTATTGATGATTTTTTCACTTGTATGGCTCGTTAGGAGGTAGAATAATGCTTAACTTGGTTTTGTTTATACTCGCTGTCTGCTTTTTGGTTTGTACTATAAGCGGTGTTATAGGTTTCTTCACTGACCTTAGAAACTTTAAAGCTGAACATGAATTCAGCGGAAACAGAAAACAGCTTATTGAATATCTTATGTTCGGTGAAGATGTTGAAATAAAAGCCGTTCCTGCGGTTGAAACTAATGATAGTGAGGTGAGTGATGATGAAAGTACACATAGTGTTTGATGAAAACAATCCATTTTTTCAGCTTTTGAAGTTAATGGGCTGTGATCTTTCGCAAGAAGTCATGAATAGATATGACGCTTTGCTTCTCGGCATGGCTTTTATATTCGCTGTGGTTATGCTCTGTATCTTCTGCAAGTTTTTCTATAATGTGATGATACGCATGACACGTTGTGCAAGTGCTGTGTAGGTGATTTGTTATGATTATATTTGATTACATAAAACAAATACCGCCCTTTATTACTTATGAGGTGTATGACCACCTTTTCGGTGCATACTTCAATAATTCCGCTATCTTTCAAGGTTGGGGCATACACCTTTATACTGGTAAATTCGGCACTGGTAAAACGTCAACCCTCGCTCAGATAGCATATAACTATTGCGTGCGTTATCCTCAGTTGTCTATACTTACAAATATCAATCTTCAAAACTTCCCTGAGTGGACGAATATATACAAGCTTAATTCCGCACAAGATATCCTGCACGCTCCTAAAAATTGCATTGTGGTGATTGATGAGATAGGCACTATCTTCAATTCACGAGATTTTTCAGGTGGTAAAAGAGCCGTTCCTAAACCGCTTTTTCAGCACCTTTGTCAATGTAGAAAGCGCAAAATGATGATACTTGCTACAGTGCAACGCTTCAATCTGCTTGATAAGCAGATACGAGATATAACGGCTACAGTGTCAACGTGCCGTGCTACATTCCGTCACCCTTATACACGCCTTATTAAGGTCAAAACCTACGATATAGACGAGTATGAGGCATATACTGAGAATAAGTCATATATGCCGAAAAAGCTTTACAGCCGTTTGTATTTGCAGACTAATCAGAGCCGACAGCTTTATGATACTTCTCAGCTTGTAGATAATATGCTTGATAAGGAGTACATCAGCGACACGGAAATACTTGCCAATCGTGGAGTAGATGTTACAAGTGACATTATGCACGATAGAAAGACAAGCAGAAGTCTGCGAAAAAGGCGTGGCGTATAGCCACGAGCGACCGCAGGGGCGAGCGCTTGCGCCGCCCTGCGGTGCGTGTGGCTATTACTTGATATTAGCCACAAAAAGCACTCACCTAATAAATGGGAGTTGATATAAATGCCCCTAAAAACGTCCTCTAAAGAGGTCAAGTGCAATACAAAGATAAAGGAATATCGTGACGGCAGTTACACTATAACACGTTCTGACCGACACATTTTTAAAGACCCTGCATTTGAGTATCACTGCAAGCATGAGCATAGTATTGACGAACGTTCAAGACAAGAGCAACTTAAAACGGCTCGTGAAAATTACATATGTTATTTTGAGTATGAGGACGAAAACGGAAACATAATGCTTGATATGCTTGATACTCGTAAGTTTAAAGATAAGCAGTCACAATGCGGTGAAGTTCGTTCCGATAGTGTTCAAAGAGCAAAGCAAAGTATCTTTGATATAGTTTATCAAAATGATTGGAAATACTTCCTTACTATTACCTTTAATGGTGATAACCTTGACCGTACAAACCCTAAAGAAGTCATAAAGCCTTTGAAAAAATGGCTTGAAAATGCAGTTAGTAGAAAAGGGCTTAAATATATCTTAGTTCCTGAGTATCACAAAAAAGGCGGTATACATTGCCACGCTCTTATAAACGATTGTGACTTTAAGTTCGTTGATAGTGGTACACGTCTTGTTAAGGGTCATGACAAGCCCCTTAAAATAGATACTATAAAGCGCCTGCATATATGTGATAAGCTCGGCTGTGATATATCTGATTTGCCTGTTGTATATAACGTGTCTGATTGGCGCTATGGTTTCTCAACAGCTATTCAGACTTACGGACAGATGTCTAATCTAGCTTTTTACGTCACAAAGTACATAACTAAGGACGTAAAGAAAATTTTCGGTAAATTCTTCTGGAGTAGCAAGAACATTGTCCGTAAAACTAAAGAGATCTTTTGCAATTCAGACTTTAAAGACGATTTGCCGATAGTTTCTCCCCCTCGTGCTAATGTCTGTTATCAGTATGAAAGTAGTTTCACCTTTTCAAGTCAAGTCGAAAAGAACTGCAATGATATACTTCAATATCTTAAAGAGAATGGAAATGATGATGTCCTATGATTTTTAAAGAATGGTTTGAGATGTTCTATAACGCATACTGCGTTGATGTGATAGCCTATGACTGCTATAAGGACTATTACTATATAAATCAAAAACACTTCGGTTATATAGCCGATATGGAGCTTACAGATGTCAAGCCTATTGATATTCAGAATTGTTTAAAATCTACGCTTACATACAGCAACGAACGTCAACGTCGTGCATACTTTCTGTTAAAACGTGTATTCCGTGAAGCTATAGTTAATGGTTATTGTGACAAAAACCCTTGCGACTATGTTAAACCTCCAAAACGTATAAAAAAAGAAGCTGAATATTTCAGCCCTGATAATCTTGTACATCTTTTTGATGATGATAGCAGCGTTTGCAGAATGTTTCAGCTTGACTTGTGGACAGGTCTCCGCCGTGGTGAACTTCTCGCCCTTAGTTGGGATAATATAGACCTTGATAACAGGTATCTTAAGGTTTGTCAGACACTCGTACATACTTCATGCGGTGATAGGATTGTACAGACCACAAAATCACGCCGTGATAGGCTTATCCCTTTGCATAGTAATGCAATAGCTATTCTTCATCAGATACGCTCTCAGGACGTCTCAGACGGCTTTCTGTTCGTTTCACCTATAACGCATACAGTTATATCCCTTAGACGTTATAACAGGCTCTACAGAGCGTTCTATGAGCAACAGAAAATAAAGTACCCTGATTTACAGTATCTCACTCCGCACAAGCTTAGACATAGCTATGCAACGTATCTTATTCAGTGCGGTGCAGATATCGAAACCCTCAGAGCATTGCTCGGACACGTTGATATAACAACTACCCAGCGTTATGTACATAGCAATTTCAACCAAATGTGCAAAGCTGTGAATAATCTCAAATTTGAATAATAAAGGAGTTTTTAAAATGAAAGAGTTTAATTTTTGGTGTAAAGAAAATACCGACCATGGCGAATGTGCCAATAAGGTATGTGATTATGATAAATGTTGCTGTTATGCCCACTGTGAGGAATGTATATTTTATCTTACAGATTCTCCTGCTTGTGAGAATTGCTCTGTACCTTGTTATGATGATTAATATTTACTTGTGTATGTTTTTTGCTTCTTTTTTTCGTTCAAAAGCATTCGGGTGGTAAAGTCGAACTCGCTGTGGGCAGAACTTTTGAACGAATGGGCTTCCAGTTCGACATATGCAAAAGCAGGAAGAAGATTAATCTTCTTCCTGCATATCTTTTTCGAGTAGTTCAACTATTAGTGCATTCAGGCTCTTGCCCTTGCGTTCCGCGAATATTAACAGTTCTAGGGGTTGACTGTTTCAGCCCCACCCCATTAATTAAATTTGAAAGGATTGATTTATATGGAAAAACTTGAAACTATTGATAATTATTATATTCTTGCTTTTGCGTATCGTGTTTACGATGCAAAATGGGTAAAGGAAGGTCTTATTTTAGAGAATAACCCTTATGATGTCACTGCACAAGAAAATGAAGAAAAACTAAGTAGGATATGCTTTCAGCTTATGTATGCAATGAATTCATATTATGAAAAAGGTATGATTAATCTTACTGCTATATCCGAATATGATATTTATCAAGCCGCTTATAGTTATACCCTTGATTTACTCGAAAAAAATCAATCGAATTTAATTTGGTCTAAGTCTGCTCTTGAAAAATTCGCGTTTGAATTACATAAAAAAATTATAGCGCTTGAAAATCTTTAGCACTATTCAACTAAAAAACGGCTCTCCCCACAAAGTGGAAAGCCGTTTTGATATATTGGTCGGAGCGACCTGATTTGAACAGGCGACCTCTACCACCCCAAACACAAATAGAAAATTTTAGGGTATAAACCGCCGCATTTTTTTTAAATATCGGCGGTTTTATTGTGCATAGAAATATTACAAAATGTTTAGTTTGTTAGTGCGGTATTTTAACAAATTATACATTGACAAGAAATATTACAAGCATTTACGCCATTTGCTTAATGTTATATAATATAACTGTAGTCAAGAGAACTACAACAAATTATTAATTAATTTCGGAGGTATGCGAGATGTATATTGTAAAAGGTTTCAAGAAAAATAGCGGTTTTATCAAGGCTACGGGCAAGAAATGGGAAAATTATTCGCTTTTCTGCCTAAAGGAAAGCAAGGACGATAGCGTTACAGGCTATGAAGTCCATATCGCTAAAGTTTCGCCGTTTATTCTGTTTGAGGTTTTTCCAAACCCTGAATCTATGATAGACAGCGAAATAAATATTAACTATGGAGTTCGTACTTTCGGCGGCGTTGAAAAGCTTGTTGTCGATAGTATAGACATAATCAATAAGAAAGGAGATTAAATTATGCCTATTTCAGTTCTTGCAGGTGAATCAACTGCTATTACTTCGGGTGTATCAACTATCACTGACCTTGTGTCACAGGTGTGGACACTTATGACAAGCAATCCGCTTGTTATGGTCTTTGTAGGTGCATCGCTCCTCGGCGTTGCAATCGGCGTTATCAGAAAGCTTACACATAAGTAAGCCGTATATCTCGCTTGTGCGGGGCGGTCAATCCGCTCCGCATTTTTATTTATAGAAAGGAGAAAACAATATATGAAATTTAAATTACGGCGGTTTACCGCTGTTTTGTCCGCTATTCTGTGTATGATATGCTGTGTATTTTCTGCCGTCCCTGCGTTTGCTGATGATGTTAGCGGTGGTGGTTCGTCTAGTAACGTTATTCGTGTGAAACGATTTTCACAAATGATTGATTATGCAAAAAATAACAATATTGATATTGAAAATTCTCATTATATTATGACATATTCTGAGGATAGTTCACAGTATTATTGGTGGTATTACATTTTCTTTATTCCTGATGATATTTTGGTTAATGATACATTAATTCTTACACATGGTCGCTATTCATCATCTTTTACTAATTCTTTTATTAAGGCTCGTGTTTCTGACTATGGTAACTCTGACATAGAAGATTTAGAATATTGTGCTAATGTTGATGTATCTTCTTTTTCTTTATTTGTTGATGATGATGAACAATCACATTCTTATCCTAATCACATCTTTAAATCTAATATTAAAATAACTAACAACGGCGATGATATAACACCTTCTGATCCTTCCGCCCCACCAGTTCCCTTTACTGTCGATTATTCCCCTGCTCTCTCTGAGGGCATGAGTCGTAAGGGTACACTTGTTGCTCCGGGTGCAAGTAATGACGGACAGGAAATTGAAAGCAATGGTCTTAACGTCCGTGTCACACTGACGGACGAATTTATAAAACTCCGTGACAGCTATGACGAACTCAAAGATTATACATATGAATTTGTATGTTATATCACTACTTCTCCCCCTGAAAAGTCGTCTTATGAAGAGAGCGTTAAAAACGCTGTTTATACCTCGTTGGACTATGGCAAATATATGTATACTACAAGCGGCGTTGTTGATGATGTTACGGACGATAACAAAGAGCCTACGGAATGGATAAAGGCAGAGGGCATAAATGCTGGTTACATTATTGGCAAGGGTGGCTCTGTCAAGAATGTTACTATCAATCTTGAAAATCTTGATAGTTCACAGTTCACAGCCGATACAAAGCTTTATATCGTGGTATATGGTCGCTTGACCTCTCTTTCAGTTCCTACTCCTGATTATTTTGACCTTGACAATCAAGGCTATCTGTGTAATCAAGGCTCTTTGAATACAAAGCAGATTGTAACTGTAAATGCTGACCCCGAAACAGGCGAGGGAACAGACGTTGTAATGCCTGATTACTATTGTGTAACATCAACGGCATTTAATTACAAAGATTATCCAGAATATAAGCCGAAAATCTTCAAGAATGGTGCTGAAATGGATACAAATAAGCCGTTTACCGATTATCTCGATAAGAAGTTGACCCCTGATTATATGTATGATTATGATATGGATAAAAACGGAGAAAGCGGTCTTGCTCCTGACGATTTCGAGAAGTATGAGGAACAAAAAAATCTTGATAAAAATTTCGGTTCTGTTGATTTCGGACTTGACAGCATTAAATCAGTGTTTGACGGCTCGTCCGACTTTTTCAAGTTCTTAACTGCAAGTATCGGCATTTTGCCCACAACGTTTTTAACTATCCTTATCTCTTTCTTTGTTGTCATGTTAGCAATATGCGTTGTTAAATGGGTCTTGAAATAGGGGGTGCAAAATGGATTGGTTTTCACTTATGAAGTCGCTTTTTGTTTCAATTCAACACTTAATGTGTTTGCGTATTCGTTTTGGTGAATTTAGTTTCACAGTAGGTGCAATGATTATCGGATTGTTTGTTATATCCTGCTCCGTTGCTCTGCTAAAATATCTTTTCCACAATACATAAGGAGTTGTTAAAATGGTTTCAATATTAAAATTATTCGTCCTGTCACTGATAGTAATTCTTGCTATCAGTGCAGTTCTTGGCGTGGTGGCGTTCTTTATGGACTTGCACGCCTTTAAGTCTGATAAAGATTTGTCGCTCCCTCGTAAACGGCTTATAGAAACACTATACGAGGAACAGGAGTTAAAAAAGCAATCGGCTGAACAGCCACAGAACACGCCACAGAGCGACAAGCAAGAGCCTGAGAAAGAGGGGTGGTAAATGTGTTATATGATGTTCAAAACGCCTGTTATCAGTTGTTAAAGCTTCTTGGCTGTGACTTAGCCGCTATTGACGTTATTAAAACGTGGAAACAATTCGGTGTGCTTTGCATTGAATTTGTGTTTGCCTGTTTAATGCTTTTCCTGCTTTGGAAAATGCTTTATAATGCTATGATACGTTTCTTCAACCCTCGGAGGTAGCTTATGATTTTATTAGATTATTTCGTTCGTCTGCCGTCCTTGGCGGCTTATACTGCCTATGATAAGGCTACGGCTTTATATTTTAACTGGTCGCAAATATTCAACGGTTGGGGTATACACTTATTTGTCGGCAAATTCGGTGCAGGAAAAACTTCTCTCATGGTCGCCGAAGCTTATGAACTCTGTCGCAAATATCCGCAACTTCATATCTTGACAAATATCAATATCAAAAACTTCCCCGACTATACTGAGATACTTCCCTTGAACACTGCACAAGATATCCTCAACGCCCCTAAAAACACGCTTGTTTTGATAGACGAGATAGGCACTATATTTAATAGCCGTGACTTCTCGGGCGGTAAATGTGCCGTTCCTAAACCTCTATTTCAGCATTTGTGCCAATGCCGTAAACGGCGTATGATGATATATGCAACAGTGCAGAGATTTAACCTTTTAGACAAACAAATAAGAGATATTACCGCAGATGTGACCGCCTGTCATACGCATTTCAAACACCCATTTTGCCGTATACAGACAGGTTACACATATGACATTGAAGAATACGAACTCTATGCGGAAAATAAGGCTTATACACCTGCACAGATGTACAATAGAACGTATCTACAGACAAATAAACGCCGTCAACTCTACGATACATCACAGCTTGTCACGAATATGTTACAAAAAGAGTATTTGTCTGATGAAGAAATACTCGCCAATCGTGAGGGCATAGAGCCTAACACACAGCCACTTGACCGAAAGCAAAAGAAAACTATACGCAAGCGGAAAAATGCTTGGTAATGAAACAACTCGCAGTGGTTGCCGTGAGGCTCACTGCGAGTTGTTGTTGTCTTTGTTGTAATTATTGCCCTGACTAAATCTATTAATCAGTATCATATTAGTGTCTAACAAGTTCTTGTTCATCATTTCAAGTCGCTTGTTGGTTTCCTGTAATTCTTTATAGGTCTTTTCCGTGTTTCCTGCTGTGCATATAATCGCAACAAACAATATTATGTTGATTATGATAGCAACTATTGCTATCACAACAGCCGTTGCAACTGCTGTTTCACTCATTTCAATTAAGCCCATGTTCTCACCCCTCGTCCGTATGTGTCTTTATTACAATGTGACTGTCCTCTGCTGATTTTATCTCCTGTCTGACAGCATATTTCAAATATCCTGCCTTTGACATTCCGAGTTCTGCGGCTCTGTCCTCTATCATTTTGTTAAACCCTTTAGGTGCTTTAAATTGCACTTTCTCTGTGTTTTCCTTATCCCATTTATCACGGGCTTTTCTTTGTGCCTCTGATACCGCCATTAAATCACCACCTTGCTATTATTATACATCATAATTTAGTAAATGTCAACAATTATTTCTACGGTATCCCGTAACAGTTTCTTTACAAATAGTTTACTCTATATATGTATATTTATACGGTATCCCGTAGTATAATATATACAGACAAAGGGAAAGCGGATAACCCATAAACCGCAGAAAGGGTGTTTAAAATGAAAAAACTTGTACTATATCGTGTTAAATTTTATATTAAAAAATTCGGTGAACATCATTATTTTTACTATTGCTACGCTCATAATGCTAAAGAAGCTCGCTCATTTGCTGAAAATGCTTGGTATTCTTATAATACGTCACATATGTTTCGTATAGCTGTTTCTCGTGATAATGTTCGCTTACTTGTTTGCAATCTTTGTACATTCTATCGTTTTATTGAATTTTAACAGCTCTAGGGGGTTGACTGTTTCAGCCCCACCCCACAAATTTAAACGAAATGAGGTGATAGTATGTTGACAACTTTTATTTTAGGTTTCGGCGTTCCTTAGTTAATATTTTTTCTTTTTTGGAAAGATGATGATGATTAAATCTCGAAACTTTGATATTGAGAACAACTTCCCCTTTGTCAATACCTACTTATGTCCTTCTCAATCAAACCCCGCTCCTGCGGGGCGGTCGGTCTGCGACCGTTTCAGACGGCGTAGCCGTCGGAGCCGTCGGCTCTGGAGATTTTCGGCTTGCGAACTTTCGACTTAGACAAAGGTAAAGAGCCGAAAACTGCACGAATGTGCAGCTCTTTCACTTGTTGGGTTTTTCTTTTGGAATCTCTCAACCTCTCGGACGAAGTCGGGGTATAGTATTACCCCCGACTTCGTCACACGTCACAAAGTATTAAAAATAGCGTAAATACGCCGTTAATCTTGTGACCGATTTTGTTACAAACTTCGTCACAAAGGTGGTGATTAATTGTCTGAGTTCACTTGTAAATCAACGTTCTGCGTTATAAACAATCCTCGTTACGATATCACATACAAACACAATGAAGAGGGTGATATAATCAAAGACGAGAACGGCAAAGCGGTTATATTAAAGCAAGAGCCTACGGAGTATCATTCATTGACAGAACAGCAGATATGTGATGATGTTCTTAATAAGTGGGTCGGTGATGATGATAAGCGAACAGGAGCGGTTTTATTCTGTGTGTCCGCCCTCGGTCTTGAACACTTACATTGTGTGTTTGAGAGTGAAAAGACGTTCCGTCCGCTGTCTGCTTTGAAAAAGCTTTTTCCTAAAGTACATATTGAGATAACCAAAGGAAACAAAAAGCAAGTCGAGGATTATATAAACAAGGTCGGCAAGTTCGAGGAAAAGGGCGAAAAGATAATCGCAAAATCGCAGGTTGGTGAGATAAAAGGCTGTCAAGGCAAGCGTAATGATTTGATTTCTATGTCTGATATCCGTGACTTGATTTACAGCGGACAAACTCCAAACGATATATATAGGCAATATCCGCAGGCTATCAAGTCCAAAACTGCAACAGAAGAACTATTCTATTTGTATCGTAAGGACAACACACCGCCCGAACGTGATGTTAAAGTGCATTGGCTGTTTGGCGGTACTGGGTGCGGAAAATCTTACACATACATTGAGTTATGTGAAAAGCATGGAGATGTAAACATTTATCGTGTGACCGACTATGACCACCCTTTTGACGGCTACCAAGGAGAACCGATATTAATACTTGACGAGTTCCGAGGGCGTATCTCATACAGTTATTTGCTCACGTTGCTTGACAAGTACCGCTCGCAAGTGTCGGCACGTTATAGCAATAAAATGACGTTGTGGACGGAAGTATATATAACTTCGCCGTTTCTGCCTACAGAACTATATCAGAAAACCGCTGAACGTAATGACGGCATAGACAAGCTCGAACAGCTTACAAGGCGTATTGATGATATAGTGTATTGTTTCAAATATACCGCCGAGAACAATAGCGGAACATTTTATTGCAAATACAACGTTGATTTTGATTTACATTGTGATAGTCACGCTATCCGTGAGCAGTGTTCACACGTTCGTCACGAGGTTTCACAAATGGGCTTGTTCACACTTATGGACGGCTTAACGTCAAAATTTGTTGAAAATAAATCGCAAAGTTAGTGTCACGAGGAAAATTTTTAAACTCTGAAAGGAGCAAAGCGACTGTAAGAGGTTAAAAATTTAGGCAATGGAACTTGTGAACGCAGTGAACAAGGTCGCTTGCCGTTCCGCCACAGCGCTAGCCGTGGCATAAGTGACACGATAAAGAAAAACCAACGTAAAAGCCAACTCAAAAGCCGAAAAAGCAAAACAAGCCAAACAAAATAAAGTAAAAATATTTAACGTAAGAAAACGGTAATTTTACAATGACGTAAAAATATGGTATAAATAAATCAGGAGGTACACCATGAAGCAAAAAGAAATTTGCAAGGAAGAAATCAACCTTTTCTATTTGTGGCTCTGTGGCACGATAGGCAAGGAGAAAGGAGAGGATAAAAGGCTTGTGTTTCTGTGCTGTCCTGCTGAGCGTGACACGCTCCTTAGGCTGTTTCTTGCAGAGTACAAAGCAGAACACCGCTACAACGCATTTAAGAGGGCTTTTCAGCCGTCCACACGCATTATAACAGTAAAAAGAGTGTAGCCATTATAAGCCCATGTATTGGCGTACATGGAATGACTACACCCGATATTACAACCCCTCGAAAGGAAGTAATCACTATGAATTTTAAAGAATTATATTACAAGGACTTTCGCCCCTCATATCTTGAGGGCGTTGTCCGTTATCCTGAGCAAACCGACTATGTGATTGAGCAGAATTGCAAGCCGATAAACGGCAAGGACCTTTCCGAAATCGGTCTTTCTGACCTCAATAACATTATCAAGATATGTGATGATACATATTGCATTGACAGAGTGAAAAAGCTCCGCAGTGTTCTTAAGCGTATCATGCGTTACGCTTACGCTTGCCGTTATACGCCTATTGACCTATCTGCATTCGAGTTAAGGCGGTGCAGAAAACGCCCTGAAACAGTGCAACAGCTATCATTTACGGCAGAGCAAGCCGCTTTTCTGACTTCGGGTGATAGCACTATAATGAAGATGTTCCGTTTTGAGTGCTTGACAGGTCTACGCCGTGAAGAAATACTCGCCTTGCGTTGGGAGAACGTTGACCTACCTCACCGCCGTATCTTTGTTTGTCAAACTGTTGTTGTTTTAAAAGGCTGTGCAAGGCTCGTTGACGATACCAAAAACCACAAGTTTCGCTATGTGGAGTTGAACGAAAGTGCTTACAAACTGTTGCTTTCCGTTCCGCAGACCTGTGATTTTGTATTCGGTAATCCACGTTCAAAGAACTTTCTCAGCCCTCGCCGTTACCACGAGGAGTATAATACAATGTTCATTCGCAAGAATGAGGAATGGAAAAAGACCCACGCAGAGGGCTTGCCACACCTCACACCGCACAAATTCCGTCACACGTTCGCAAGTCTGCTGACCGCTAACGGAGCAGATGTCAAGACAGTTGCCGACTTACTCGGACACACAAAGCTTGACACCACAAACATTTATTTGCATAGTTATGATAATTTACGCCGACAGGCGGTCGATAAGATACAATTAGATAATTAATTTAACAACCGCTCTTTGGGCTTTTGGTCGGAGCGACCTGATTTGAACAGGCGACCTCTACCACCCCAAGGTAGCGCGCTACCAATCTGCGCCACACCCCGATATCGTATATATTATACCCGATTTGGATACAATAGTCAAGAGTTTTCAGTCAAAATAAAAAAATTGCAATGTAGTGCTACAATAGATATTGGACAAAATTAAGAAAAAAGAAAAGAGAGATAGACAAAAATCTGATAAAATAAAGTTACCACACCAAATTCAAATCAGAAAGGAAGCCTATCTCTCATGAATAGTATAACACAAGATATGAAGTTTCGTCAATCCTTAATGAATTACGCAAAGAAATATGGAGTGAGCCGAGCGAGCAGAAAATACAATAAATCACGTTCATATATATAT